AACGCGCCATAAGGATTATTGATCCACTTACCGCCACGCCGTCCAAACAACGCTGAAAACAGTGCTGTGAGCTTTTGAAAGTAGACATTCAAGCCACCAAAGGATTGCGTAAAAAACCTCTGCTCATAGACTTGAGTTGGCGTGCCAAGATTTGGCGGCGCTGGTGTCGTTATCTGCTGATCGAGGTTTGTTGCCACGGTTTAAGCCACCAAGCCAGGCAAATAGGTAGTCTTACCGGCCACCTTGGTGGCAGTCAGTTCCTGCTTTTTCAAGTTGTTTGGGTCATAGGAAACATGAACCCATCCGCTGTCAGGAATGCCTGGCGTGTAAAACTCCAGAATCAATTGCGTGTACTCAAGGTTGTCCATGATCCATTGGGCGAGGTCAGCATTGGCAACGCCAGGTATCTCAATATCGGCTGCTCTCCCAAGGCAATGGTCCGAGGTACGACTTCCTCCGACTGCTGCATTTGACTCAGGACTGCGAAATCCTGAGTTCACCTTCACGCCTTTGCCGTAATGATCACGCACCGGTTGCAACACCTTCTCGCAAAGCAGTCGCAGATTCTCGGTGGCCTCATCATCTGGCGTGTTGTCCAGACCCATGCGTAAAGCTGTCTCTGACTTGGTCAGTTCGTGTAGGCTAAAGTTGGCTGATAGATTCATTTCATCGTCCTCATTTGTTCGTAGGTTTGGATACAGGTGTTGAGCTTGCGGATGGCGGTGTCTCCTTCGGCTGTGATGGCGATAAGAGCTTCAGCAGTTTGTCGGTCAAGTTCGGCTGATGCTGTTCCGCTGTCACCTCCAGCGGCAGCGGTGGCATCACCGGCGGCTGGTACGGCGCACTGGGTTTTGACAGGAATCCGCAGGCTGAGAGTGCCACTAACAATATCAGCACGCAACTTGTCTTCTTTAGCTTTTGCAGCATTGTTCGCCTTTCGTAATGTCTGTCCATAAGTCTGAGCTACCTGCGCCATCGCCTGCTCGGTTTCCCTTGCCTTGGCGTTTAGCGCAGCAATCTCAATCTGCTGGCGCGTGTGCTCGTCATGCTTACCCTTGAAGTATCCACCGCCAAAGGCTGACATCACCGACATGATGATGCCAAGCAGTACCCAAGGATTAAACAGGCTCATGGTGCTGGCGGCTCGTCATTGTCAATGACCTCTGCCTTGGCGCTGGCATTAGCCACTGCCTTAACAGCAGACCGGCCTGCAACACCGCCAAGCACACCAGTGATGAAAACCATGATGGTGTTGATCTGTTGCGTGTACACCTTATCAATAGCGGCCATTCCTGACATGGGTTGCGTCACGAATGAAACGCTGTACAGAAACATGGCAACCGAGCCGACAAGAATCAGCGTCAAAGCAAATATCACAATTGCCCAAATTCTGACCTCAATCTCTTCGGCAGTCATGCGGTTTGATTTATTCATCACAATAGTTGGCATCACTTCTTCTCCGGTTCGGGTTTAGTCAATTGATCTGGACAAGTCGCTGTGGCTGTACAGATGGGAGGCTTGCACTCTGTATTATTCCAGTTTGTCGGGTCTTGACATGGGTAGCGAAATCGGTCTTCGCAACCTGTCAAAAACAGGATTGTCATCAATGGAATCAGGAGTCTTGTCACGGTTTTTCCTTTCGATCTCTCTACGCAATTTTTCCACTTTTTCGGTCTGCTGTTTCACCTCAGCCTTTTGCGTCAACACATCCAGATACAAGAATGCCAACAAAGGCAGCATCAGAGCCACCAAGATCACCGCAAATATCCATCCCAAGGCGCTCATCGCAACATCCTCGCTTGACTCAGCCACACGAACCATGTCCACAGGTAGAGGATAAGAATAAGGGTCAGGACGCTTAGTCCCGCTTTTAGCCTTTGGCTTGCCTCCTTTTGCTGACGTTGCCATCTTGCCCTCTTTGCTTTAGCCTCCTGCGCCAGCCTTGCAGCCTCCTGTTCAGCGCCAACAATCTCATGCATATCCATGACCTTGCTATAAAGCGCCCCAAGCTCTTGGGGAGCATTCCATGTCATCGCCATCCTAATGTCTTCCACCAGCTTCTGCATCTGATCCTGCGCCCTCACGCGCTTGATGGCGGCCTCAAAATGATTTTGAGTAGGGTCATAGACAGTTCTGGATTTTTCCTCCTCAGATCGGATGTGATCGGCGAGTTGTTGTTGTATATGGAAAAACTGAATGAGCTGATCTACAACGTCATTCAGTATTGCTTCCTCGTCTACCTCAACAAACTGATCTTTCTTTTTCGCCACAGGCTTTGCGGTGGCTGGCTGTTTTTGAGTGACTGATCCAGTATTGCTTTGGCCTTGAAAAAACTTTCTAAAGAGTTTTCTAAGTGATTCAAAGAATCCTTGCACCTCTTTACCAATTGCAACAACCTCATCACTTGTCTTCTTTATCTCAACAAACTGCGTTTTGCATTCACGGTACAAATCACACCCTGCTTGAATCTGCTTACAGATACCAGCGGCCATAAGGCAGAGCGTGATTGGATCAATTTACAGCCCCAACAATTTTTTAACGATGTCAGCGGCAACGCCTGGCCCGAAAAGAATCGCAGCAATGACGATATAGAGTTGAATCTCTATCATCTTCATGCGCTGCTTTCCTGACTCCAGCTTGTCTTCGATATTCTTGTATCGCTCATCGCAAGATGCTTGGTGCGCGTAGAAATCTGTTTCTAAACTCATGCTGCTGGCTCAGTAGGCGATGGCGCTGCTGCCGCTGCCGCTGCTTCAGCAGCTTGCTGTGCCACTGACGCATCATGCGCTGCTTGTTCTTCAGCGGTGTACTCAACTTGAGTAACTTCACCTGTTTCTACATTAACTACGATTCTGTGTGTCATGATGTTTACTCGTAAAGAATATTGATAGTGCCAGCGTCAAATGAATCTGTCCCATTGACAAAAGTTATTCTTACTTGAGTAAGTGTTTCTGACAAACTTTTTGATCCAGCCATAAGTCCTACTGATGCCCCATCACTAAGTCCTACCATGCCTGTAGCAGCCCAAGTATTTGTACTGCTGTTTTGTAAAGTTAAAATCATTTGACCATGATAAACACGGGCAGCTGTTTGCAAATTACCACTATATTCAAAACCTGTTGTAAACAAAACAGCACTTGTACCATTTTGCATACTCCCTAAATATCCAGTAGCTTCAATACCTCCAGCATCTCCAAGTCTTACAGTTGGAATAGATGTGCCACTAGCAGAAACTCCAATAAACATTATGGTAATACGCTTAACCCAAGATGGGATGGATGTGAAGTTAACCGCCGTACCAGATGCAGATACAGAAGTGCCAGAGGTAAGAATACCTACACCTGCCGGTGTCCCGCTAAATGTTGGACTAGTCAAAGTTTTGTTTGTAAGCGTATCTGTTGTCGCTTTACCAACTAAGGTATCTGTACTTGTTGGAAGAGTTAGAGTACCTGTATTGACGATACTTGAAATAACAGGCGCTGTTAATGTTTTGTTGGTTAATGTCTGAGTTCCTGTCTTAGTGACAATACCAGCACCATCAAGAGTAGCCGCACCAGTACCTCCTTTAGCGACTTTTAAATAAGGACCAGCATCAAATAATGCATCAATCAAATCTAAGTCAGTATTGACCTTTGTACCCCATGTATCTGTTGACGCGCCTACCTCTGGCTTTGTCAGCAGTAGGTTTGTGGTGGTGGTATCTGCCATTCTTAATCCCCTTTACGCGGCTTCTTGCCAAGTTACTGAATTGTCTGCTAAATCAGACCAGTTTTCTGACGTATCAGATACTGGTGTCCAGCTTTCCGATGAATCTCCAACTGGTGTCCATGTCTTGCTATTGTCCGATTGTGCTGTCCATGTCTCACTGGAATCAGGCACTGCACCCCACCCAAAGCCAATTATTATTCCGACATAGCCAGCCAGTTCAACGCCAGTAATTGCTACCTCAATGGTTGCAATAGCTGTTCCTGCTACACCTGTACCGTCAACACCTGTTATATCTTGGAACGATATAACTTCTGCCAACATTGTGTCAACGCTACCAGTAGCAACTACTCCTGTAATTGCTTTCGATATTGCCGCACCAACTGATCCAGTAGATAGGGTTGATGAATTACCGTCTTCTTGTATTGATCT